CCCGGCTTCCCAGGATTGGCGCGGTTGTAAGAGGCGCGCCCTTTGGCGTTCAAGCCCCCTTCCGGGTTCTTGCCCTCCGACCGCTGCCAAGCAGGCGACTTGGCCATGACTCAGTACATCTTGCACTGCTTGTTACGGGCCATGCCCACGCCGCGCGGAGCCACGGAAGCGCTGGGCTTCTGATAGTCCTTGCGAGGGGTCTGATCAGGCCCGCCCTTGCTCATGTCCTGCTTCTGAGCACCCGGTTGCACTTCGCCCTGGTACTCAGGAATCGACATCTTTGCTGCGCGTCCCATCTTGGACTCCTTAACCGTAGAAGAACGTCACCGAAGTGACGTTGGTGAGGGTCAGATACGGATCTGCTTCAAAGCGGACGCCGTCATTCGGGATGATGATGTACATCGACCCCGTACCCGTGGTGTTGGCCGGCGTGTTCAACAGGATGAGCTCCGTCCCGCCCGAGCCGCCGTCCTTAAAGGACACCGATCCAGCGGTGGCACCCAGCACCATGTACACGCCCTTGACGCGAGCACGCGGGGTACCGATGCCAGAGGCACCGGTAGAGCCCATCGTTTTCGCTTTTACGTCATACTGAAAAGCCATGACGCGCTCCTATCAGGCGATGGTGACGCCCTTAGATCCGATCACAGCCCAACCGGCAGAGGTGTAGATCAACGTGACAGCGTCACCCACCGCAGTGAAGGTGATGGTGCTAAAACCGATCTTGGTTGTCGGGGTCAGAATGGCTGAGCCGCCGTCAACGGCGTGAACGATGATTTTGACTTCGCCAACAGAACCGTTGGCCAGAGTCAGGGCTTGCGAAGCACCCGTAGTGGTCAGCGAAGTGAAGGCATCAGTGACGTTGACAGCGCCAGCGCCAGACAGCGATTGAGTGCTGAGGACAACATCCTTGCCGAAGGACGAGTTGACGGTGACTGCGCCCGTGGTGGAGCTGACAGTAACAGACTGAAAGCCGTTCTGCGAGCGAACTGGCCCGGTAAAAGTGGTATTTGCCATGATGGCTCCTCATGAAGTGCTTGCTGTCTGTGAGGTCAGTCCGCCAAGCCGGTCAGCAAGCAGTTGGGGTCTTGGAATTGTTGGATTTATACCCCCAAAAGAAAAGGGGCGCAAGGCCCCTTTTCCCGGTTTTTGGCGTTTATTAAGCGCCAGGAGAACCGTAAGCACCGCGGGGGTCAGACCAGCCGAAGCTGTAACGCTCGCGAGCCTTGTACCGCACGTTACCGGTGTCAAAGTCGCCCTCAAAGGCGGTCTTGATCGGCGAACGCTCGAACATCTTGAGGCCGTTGGGGGCATCAGTGATGAGGAACCAAGCGTTGGTGTCGGTCAGGTAATGGTTGACAGCGTAACCTTCCGGGATCAGGCCCATGGACTTGATCGCGTTGATGTCGTTGTCAGCCGTAGCCGTACGCAGCGTGCTCTTCATCAGGCGCTCAGCAGTGAACTGCAGCTCCTTCGGAACGATCAGCTTGCGTGCGGTCAGCGCCACCTTCAGGCCACGTTCGTCGATGAACGCGGCGATGTCGATGATGCCCTGCTCCAGCGAGGTCTCGTTCAGATCGGCACCAACCGCGGGACGGTTGGAGAAGTTTGCCGACAGAGCGGTCGGGTGAGCGGTCGAGAACAGCGGCACGCCGTCGCCGCCGGGATAGGCAGCGTCGAAACCGTTGTTCAGAACAGCAGCGCCCTTGACCTGCTTGGTGTGGGCCATGGAACGAGCCATTGCCTTGGTGTAGCGGCCAGCCAGGCGGTCGTAGAGGTTATCCTCCACGGCTTCCTCGGTCAGCGCGAACGCCATGGCGATCGTCTCATGGGTGTAGCGAGCTGTGAAGGACTCAATTGCGTTGTCGTACTGGACGCCAGCGCCTTCAGTCTTCACCGGAGCTGCACCAAAGCCGGTCAGCATCACTTCCTCTTCAAACGCACGGTCCGAGGTCTCGATGGAGAAGATCTCCTCGTGCTCGTTCTCGTAGCGCTTGTACTCCAAACCGAACAGAGCGTTCAGGCCTGGTTCCAGTTCTTTTACAAGTTGTGAACGGGTAATTGCCATGATTAAGCTCCGTCAGCAGCAACACCGACGCTACCGTACTGGTGTTGATTGAGTTTGACAACCAGTACAGCGTACTGACCCATTTCATTGTCAGGCTGCTCGCTCAGACCAACAATCTTGAAGGTCAGGGCTGCAGTCTTGGCAATCGTGGCGGTGTCCAACAGGCCCGCAGACACGCCGGTGATGTTGCTACCGGTGGTAGCAGCAACCGGGTCAGCGTTCTTGCCGATGCTGGCCTGGGTGGGAGTGCCACTGGCCTGGATCAGGAACAACTGGCTGGGATCGTCCAGCACTTCGCACACGATCGGGCCGATGTTGGGAGTAATGCTACCGGGGTAGTAGTTCTTCCAGGTCGGCTTGTCAGCACGGGTGGGGTCGTTGTACTGCACGCCGTTGAACACGCCAGTGGGAGCAGCGTGGGTCGAAGCGTCGTACTTGATGATGTAGCCGTCATAGACGACAACCAAGTCACCTTGGTAGATTGCAGTCGCGTAGCCAGCCTGAATCTGATAACCGTACTGCTTCTGAGCACCGGTTGCAGAAAGGTTGCCAACGGGACGCAGTCCAAAAGCCTTATTTACGTTTGGCATTTGTGAACTCCGAAGATTGGGTGAAAACCGGATTACTCCGGCTTACGGAAGGATGTGCGCGAACTCCGCTCGGGGGCCTGAATCCGCATTGACGAGTGTGCGTTCTCACGCAGCAGCTCGTTATCGACCGCAATCAACTGATCCTGAGCCTTCTTGGCGAAATAAGCATTGCGCTCTTCGACAGTTTCATTGGGAATGCGTGCAAGCAGCAACCCACCCACAGAAACCACGCCCGCATGCTTACCATCTTCAATGGTAGGCAGGAAGCCTTGGTATTCCTCGGGCAGCTCTTCGATGCGGACTAGCTCGTAGCCCTCACGAAGACGTCCGTAAACGTTTTGCTTGTCATCAAACCCATTGACCTCTGCTCGAATCCAGCGATGCTGAAAGCCTTCAGGGGCAGGAGGGGCGTCAAGACGTGAAGGAGGTGTCCAAGGGCGGCGACGCACTTCCTTTTCGCGGGAACCGCGGGATGCACGATCGATGGTCAGTTTGGTTTCGCTCATGATGTCACTCCTTTACGTACTTGGCATATTCCTCGAGGGGAACGTTCAGCTTCTTTGCGATAGCAACTTGGCTCGGGGATAACCGAACAGTACGGCGCGCACTATTGATTCCGGAACTCCGGGTTGCAGGTGCCACAGCCGGCGCGGAACGCTGTGCCCTGGAAACTTGCTGCGAATTGTCGTTCGCAAAGCGCCTCGGGAATTCCTCCCGAATGCGTCGGTCCAATTCAGTATAGTAGTCGTCGCTGTTGGGGTCAAATCCTTCGTTTTCCACGAGAGTTTGGTGAATCCCCCAGGCAGCGTACGTCATCACGCGGTCCTGGCCAAACCACTGGTTGCGCGAGGCCCAATCCTCAGCCTTGGGGCTGGGCGGCGCAGGCTGGCGAGCGGCTTGTTGAGCCACCTGCTGCTGATAGGCCTGCGGGGCAGGCTGCTGAGCTGCCTGACGGACCTGCTGCTCTTGCGTCTGCAACCAACCGCTGACCTGGCGTTGCTCCATCGTCAACTCGGACAGGCGCTGAGTAGCTTCTGTCTCCGTATCGATGTCGTTTTCCTCGCGGGCCTTCTTGATGATGGCCTTCAGGGTGGCCTGCTGCGTTTCCAGACGCGTTCTGGCCTCGTTTAGCCTGCTGTAGTCGGTATGCACCAGCTGTTGCTGCAATGTCTGGGCCTGCTGCTGCAGTCCCTTGGCGTATTCCAACGCTGCTTGCTCGCGGCGCTCAGATTCACGCATCCGGGCCGTCAGCTTGGCGATCCGCTTCTGCACAGCGTCGCTGACGGTGTCCAGCTCATCTTTTTCGGACTGCTGAGAGCGGGCTTCCGGCTCGGGGCGGCGCTCCAGCGCCTGCTCGGCCTGTTCTGGGGCCCGGGAGGGCTCGTCCAGCGTAATCTCGGCGGGTTTTTCGTCCGCGCCGAGGTCGAATTCCAATTGTGTGTCGGGAACAGTGTTTGCCATGGGCTACCTCACAGGTGAAGAATGTCTTCGGGGTCCTTGATGCGGGCCAGGATCTCGTCATCGTTCAAGATTCGGATCTCGCCGCCATCAATGTTGATGCGGGCACCTGCATAACGACCGAAAACCACCCAGTCGCCCTTCTGGCACCACGCGCCGTTGGGAAATTTGCCTTCGTCCTTGTAGGCGAGGTCGCCAACAGCTAAAACATACCCGCAGACCGTCGCTACCTGCTCCCGCTGGCGCGTCTGATCAGCCAGGACGATGCCGCCCTTGGTTTTTTCAGCGCCGCGGTATGGCAGAATGACAATTCGCCACCCAGTTGGCTGCGGAATCCGGTCAACAACCGATTCCTCGAGCTTTTGCACGTCCAGACTCCCGTCTGAATCGTAAGCATCGTCCAAAACTGGTCCCTGAGCCTCTTTCTCTTCGGCCCATTTCTTCTCTAGAGCAGTCATTTCCATCAAAAGGTCCTTTGATTAGTTTTCGGCCCTGCGTAGAAGCGCTTGAACAGCCTCTTCCACGAACTTGTAGCCCTCTAACCGACCCATCAGGAACTTGTACTGCTCCATGTCGCGAACGCCGCCGTTCAAAATCATGTTGTTCGTCTGTTGACGAAGCGACTTGATCTCGTTGAGCAACGCTTCAGTAAATTCAAGCATGGAATCCCCCATGAAGCAGACAGATAGGCCCCTGTCCGAGGGCTGCGGCGCATATTAGCACCGTTGTTAGGCCAGTTTTACCTTATTGAACGCGTCTTTTCGGTAGACATACGTCACTTTCGGCTTCTCAACCGGCTTTTTGACGGTTCTGGGTTGCCCGGAAAGCTGCTTGGGCTGCACTTTGCTGGGTTTTTTGGGCATCTGACGCTCCTTTTTGGGCCAATTTCGCCTGCTCTATGGCCATGTCGTTGTTTTCCCGCTGCTGATCGAAGGCCAAACGCTGCTGATCCATCTGCAAACGGGCCTGATCACGCTGACCATCCTGCTGAATTTCCTGTTCCTTGAGCTTGACCAAGGGGTCAGTCTGGTCGCCCATCATCTGCGACTGCATCTGCTTGGCTTCTTGGAAGAACTGGGCCACTTTCAAGGCCACCATGGCCTCGCGCTGCAGCGCAGACACCAGTCCTTCAGGGTCCGTGCCGTACTGTTGGAACAGTTCGGCCTCCACCGTCTCCTCCGCCTTCAGGCGGATGTGGTCAAAGACGTGCTTTTGCAAGTTCACAGCCACTTGCGGCATGCCGCCGACGATCGGGGACATGCCAAACATCAGGTGAGCCATGATGTGCGCATCATGCTGCTGGCCAGCAAAGGCCTTTAGTGGTGAGCCGTCCAGCGCCTGGCTGTTTTCGCTGGCCGGGTCCTTGGGCTTATCGACGTTCTGCGTGTTCAGGATCTGGTCGATGTCCCGCACACCGATGGCCTCGTACATCCGCCGGTAGGCTTCGTACATGTTGTGCATCTGCGGCGCGCTTTGAGCAAGCTGCAACTGCGTCTGCGCCATCGTGATGCGCTGCGCCACCGAGAAAATGTTGGGGTCCGACACCGGCAACACATCAACCCGGTCATCAAAGTCCTTGGCCTTGATGAAACGGCTCTCG